TTCTGATACAAATTTGACTTCTGAATACAGATCAGATTATAATGCAATCAAAGAGAACATCGTAACGAAGCTTAACTCATGAGTCTAGTAGCAATTCTTACCGATACTCACTATGGAGCAAGGAAAGGAGCAGACTACTTACACGAACATTTTGAAAAGTTCTATTCAGAAGTATTCTTTCCTATTATTCAAGCACGTGGTGTGAAAACAATTCTCCATCTAGGGGATGCATTTGATAGCAGGAAGTCCATTGAGTATAACTCACTACAATGGACCAAGCGTGTAGTCTTTGAACCAATGAAAGGCTATGACGTACATATGGTTGTGGGTAATCACGACTGTTATTTCAAGTCAACTAACAAGACTAATTCACCAGATCTCCTGTTGAATGACTATACTAATGTAAAAACTTATTCAGATCCTACTGAAATTGAAATTGATGGTGCAAAAATCCTAATGCTTCCTTGGATATGTGACGAAAATGTTACTAGAACCAAGCAAATGATTAGCAATACTGATGCAAAGTATGCTATGGGTCACCTAGAACTCAGTGGATTTGAAGCATATCGCGGACATAAGTTTGAAGATGGTAAAGGTTTAGTCTCTCCATCTGATTTCCGTAAGTTCCAAAAGGTACTATCCGGTCACTTCCACACACGTTCTGACGACGGAAAGATCTTTTATATGGGTAATCCATATGAGATGTACTGGAATGACGTCAACGATACTCGTGGCTTTGTACTATTTGATACTGAGACTGGTGAGATTGAGTATGTAAACAATCCAAACACCTTGTTCTCAATTGTATATTACGAAGACACCAAGCACCAACTGTTTGATGCTACACAGTATCGGGGTAAGATTGTTAAGGTTGTTGTCCGTAAGAAGTCAAAGCAACGTGACTTCGATAAGTTCCTAGACAAGCTATTTAATGTTGGTCTGATTGATATGAAGGTCGTTGAGAACTTCAATATCCAAGAGACAGAAGACTTTGATGCAAGTGATGCAGAAGAGAATACCCTCTCAATCCTAAATCGCTATGTTGATGATGCCGACTTTGAAGACAGTTCATTGGATAAGAATAACATCAAAGCTCTTTTAGCTGAAATCTACAAAGAAGCCTGTGAGATATAATGGACCCATACGACCCCTGCTACTTACTGGTGTCCGTAGATTCTGATGAAACTAATATCTTTTCTCTCAGATCTGGGGATAGAGAACCGGAGGTTTTACTTTTCCAAAACCGCGATGATGCCGAAAGATATGTTATAATGTTGGAGCAAGATGAAGCATATATTGTTGGCGAAAGCCTCTCTATGGAAATACGAGAGGTTGCACTTGGTGCAGCCATTGATATATTAGATGAAAAAGAACGTAGTTACATCCTTGTGAAAGAGGAAGACTTATTTATTCCACCCCCAACCGATTGATATGCTGATTTTCCAAAAACTTCGTTATAAGAACTTTCTATCCTCTGGAGACTCCTTCACCGAGATTGATTTTCTAGCAAACAATACAAATCTAATCATCGGCACTAACGGTGCTGGTAAATCCACTATCCTAGATGCGTTGACTTTTGTATTGTTTAATAAACCTTTCCGTAAGATTAATAAGCCACAACTGGTAAATAGTGTAATTGAAAAGAATTGTCTTGTAGAGATTGAGTTTAGTAACAATAATCGCCAGTACTTGGTTAGACGTGGTATTAAGCCCAATGTATTTGATATTGAAGTTGATGGAAAGCTCCTTGATAAGAGGGGTGATGATAGAGATAATCAAGTCACACTAGAAGAAAACATTCTTAAAGTAAATTATAAGTCCTTTACCCAGATTGTTATCCTTGGAAGCTCTACTTTTGTTCCTTTTATGCAGCTATCTGCTGCTCACCGTCGCGAGGTTATTGAAGATTTGCTAGACATTCGTGTCTTTAGTTCAATGTCCTCAATTGTAAAAGACCATACTCGTACTATCCGAGACGAGCTTAAAATCCTTGAACTCCAAAGGACCTCTCTAAAAGAGAAAGGTCAAATGCAAGCCAAGTTCATTGAAGATATCACCAAGAGAGGTGAGGAGAATATTGAGAAGAAGCGTAATGCAATCAAGGCACATATGCTTGAGCAACAGAATCTCCAAGAAAGCAGTATTGAAGTCTTGGCTAGAATTGAAGAACTCAACCAAGAGCTTGAAGACCTAAAAGGTGCTGGTGATGAGCTACGTAAACTTGGTGGACTTAAAGGTAAAATTAAACAGAAAATTAGTACACTAACAAAGAACCATAAGTTCTTTAACGATAATACAAGCTGTCCTACTTGCACTCAAGATATTGACGATTCATTAAAGCAAACAAAGCTGGCTGAATTGGGTGATGAAGCCAAGAAGCTTAAGACTGGATACGTTGAACTTGAAGCTGCTATTGAAAAGGAGGAGACAAGAGAAGCTAACTTCACTGAAGTCTCTGGTGCTGTATTAGACCTAAACAAAACTCTCACAGCAAACAACGCAAACATTGCTAACATCAATAAGAACATCAGTGCCCTTGAAGGTGATGTTGAGAGTATCCGAGATTCTATTGATAACCAAGATGAAGCAAAAGCAAAGTTGACTGAAATTGCAACTAAGCTATCTGCGGTCTCTGATAAGAGAAGCAATCATAATGGTGAAATGGAGAGCTATAAGTTTCTCAATGAGTTACTTAAGGATGGTGGAGTTAAGAGTAGTATCATTAAGAAGTATATCCCACTTATTAACAAGCACGTAAATAAGTATCTTCAGATGATGGAGTTCTACATTAACTTCAACCTAGATGAAGAGTTTAACGAAACTGTTGTATCACCTATACACGAACGTTTCTCTTATTCATCATTCTCCGAAGGTGAGAAGATGCGTATTGACCTATCACTCCTGTTCACTTGGAGAGAAGTTGCTAGGGTACGTAACTCAGTCAATACAAATCTCCTTATTATGGATGAGGTATTCGACAGCTCACTTGATGGATTTGGAACAGAAGAGTTCCTTAAAATCATCCGATATGTTGTTAAAGATGCTAATATTTTCATCATCAGCCACAAGACAGAGCTACACGAACGCTTTGATTCTGTTCTAAAATTTGAAAAAGAACGAGGTTTCTCCAAGCTAGTCCAAAACTGAAACTGACCACTGCCCCACCAAGGGGCTTTTTAATGCCCTATAATAATTTCATTGAAACGGAAGTATTATGTCGGTCAACCTAGAAGTCAAAGGAACTCTTGCCCGTCTTCTCGCAACAGAAGACCTCCTGGTTGAGCACAAGAATGTAAGCACCGCTAGATTCAACGTCCAGAGTCGTGTACTCACTCTCCCACGATGGGAGAAAGCATCTAACAATATACTCAACCTTCTTGTCTCTCACGAAGTAGCTCACGCACTCTTCACACCCAACGAAGATTGGAGAAAGAAAACCAAAGTCCCACAAGGCTTCATTAACGTCACAGAGGATGTGCGTATTGAAGTATTGATGAAGAAAAAATATGCAGGTCTCCCCAAAACCTTCTTCCGTGGATACCAAGAACTCCACGACAAAGACTTCTTCGGTATTGCTGATGAAGATGTATCCGATATGAATATTGCTGACCGTGTAAACCTACACTTTAAGATTGGTAACTTCATTAAAGTTCCATTTACAGCTGCTGAGATGGTTGTTGTGCGTCAGTGTGCTGCCGCAGTAACCTTTGATGACTCTATAGCAGCAGCAGAGGCACTCTATGCCCTCCACGAGCAGCAGAAAGAAGATCAGCAACAATCTAACGAGGAAGATACTAGCTCTTCTCCTGACGGTACTGAGAGCCCACAGGGAAACGAAGGTGGTGAGAGTGAGGAGCCAGAAAATGCACCAACAGAAGGTGATGGTGAGTCAGACCAAAGTGAAAGTCCACAGGGTGAGGGTGATGAGGATAATTTTGATTCTGATGAAGTGGAGTCACAAGAAGAGAAGACCAGTGGTGGCGATGCTGGTGATTTATCTGATGACGTCAGTACTATGGATAATTTTGATGAGAACTTGCAGGATATGGTTAGTGGTTCTTTGCATACCGACCCCATATACTTAACATATCCAAAGTTTAAGGCAGATGACTATATTGCATCAAATAAGGAAGTGCATCAGTACATCACAAGTTCATTTGAGAGGCAGCGTAATTTAATTATAGAAACTAACCCAAATGATTATGAGCGTTGTCTTGATATAATGTTTGGTGGTTATGAGGAGAGCTACGCTCAATTTAAGCGCAATATCCAAAGTGAAGTCAATTATATGGTGAAAGAGTTTGAGTGTAAGAAGTCTGCAATTGCATACTCCCGCACATCAACTTCTAGGACTGGTGTTATTGATTGCACTAAACTCCACACATACAAGTACAGTGAAGACATCTTCAAGAAAATTACTTCTATCCCACAAGGTAAGAATCACGGTCTAGTCTTTGTATTGGATTGGTCTGGTTCTATGTGCTACACATTGGAAGATACTATGAAGCAGCTTCTATCTATTGTTATGTTCTGCGATAAAGTAAACATTCCCTTTGAAGTTTATGCATTCACCAATGAGTGGAACAGGAACACGGCAAACTTCTATCCAACTTTGGATAGAGCAAATGAGCTTGTGATTGGTGAAGAGTTTTCTATGATGAATATCCTTACTAGTAAAGTCAATCGCAAAGAGCTCCAAAGGCAAATGCAAACTATGTTTACGATTGCTAGTTGCTACACCACTAGTTTGGGTAATATTGTCCCATCACGTGTTGGTCTCTCCGGTACACCACTCAATGAAGCTCTGATTACTCTTCGCAAAATTCTCCCACAATTCCAAGAGAATAATAAAGTTGAGAAAGCTCACGTGATGGTTCTGACTGATGGTGAAGCTGGTTGGACCAGGTATACCAATGAAATCCAATCATATGACGGTCAAACTAGAATTAGTGTAACCAGATTGGGTCATCAAAATGCATATCTTCGTAACCGTGAAACAGGAACAGTAAGCCAAATTGACCGTAGTAGGTTAGGTGGTGTTACATCTATCATCTTGGATGACCTGCGTAATGAGTTCCCCGAAAGTACTTTCACTGGATTTCGTATTTTAGAAAAGCGTGGTGGCTGGTTTGTTCGTCAAGCAGTCCAGTATGACGAAGCAAAAATGGCGAAGTGGAGGAAAGATAAATCAGTAGCACTAACCAATGTTGGTTACGATAAGTACTTCATTGTTGCTTCTGATAGTATCCAAGAATCGGCAGACTTTGTTGTTAATGATGGTGCATCCAAAGCAAAAATTAAATCAAGCTTTGCGAAATCATTGAAGAGTAAGAAGAATAACAAGAAAATTCTTGGAGACTTCATCTCACTGATTGCATAATGTGCTATAATACGCACATTAGTATTACTATTTGATAATAATGAAACTAACCAAAGAACTACTCGCAGAGATTGAATGTGCTCTTGATATGCGAAAGAAAAATGGTGATGTGGTCTGGGAAGACGGTGACGATATTGAAGTGCAAATCGCTGGCGTATATGCTGGCGATAAGTTTATTGTTCTAAAAAATAGAACAAAGAGTCCCGTTATTAGTAGTGTCGCACCTACGGTAAGTGAATGAAAAAAGTAGCAATCTTTGGTTCATCTAGAACCGACTCAGACAGTAAGCTCTATGCTGCCGTAGAGCGGCTAGGAAAGCGTTGCGCTCAAACTGGCTGGACTGTAGTCACTGGTGGTGGACCAGGCACTATGGAAGCAGCAAACAAGGGTGCAGCGTCTGTTGATTTAACTAGGTCAGAAGCAGAGGCAATCTATCTACCATTTGAAGAGCAAGTCAACGAATATGTTTATGACTATACAAAGCACGATGATTTCTTCACTAGACTGGATACTTTCTCAAACTGTGATGCCTTTATTGTTACCCCTGGTGGAATTGGTACTCTCCTAGAGATGGCTATGATTTACCAGCTAGTCCAAGTCAATCACATTGAACAGAAACCAATCATTTGTGTTGGTAGAATGTGGAGAACTCTTAAAGACTGGCTAGAGGAAGAGATGGTTGAGAATGGTTTCCTATCCAATAAAGAGATGGATTACATTCACTATGTTGACCGTTTCGGTGAAGCTACTGCTCTCCTTGACCACCTATCAAAGTGACCACTGCCCCACTATGGGGCTTTTTTATGCTCTATAATAATCACATACCAAACAAGCCAACTATGCCTCGCCAACTCGCTATGACTACTCAAGAGATGCTAGACAATCTGCGCTCTAACTACAGTGAGGAGATTTCAGCTGCTGATGTTCGTGCATTCTGTGCAATTCAAGGACTGACCTATCAAACAGTAACCCGCCGCCTAGAAGAATATAAGTCTGGTCGCGGTAAGTGGAATCTTAATATCTCCCAAGTAAAAGCAGAACTTGAGCACACAGTAGAAGCTCCTTCCGCTGTAAAAGCTACTCCTATGGTTGAGCAGAACCTAGTTCCTGCTAAAGACTCAACCTTCGTTCCCTTTGGAAACTTTGCTGACGTAAAGCAAGTAATCAAGTCAAATCTATTTTATCCCACATTCATTACAGGTCTTTCTGGTAATGGTAAGACTTTCAGTGTAGAGCAAGCTTGCGCTCAACTAGGACGCGAACTTATCCGTGTAAACATTACAATTGAAACTGATGAAGACGATCTTATCGGCGGTTTCCGTCTTGTTGATGGTGCTACTGTTTGGCATAATGGTCCCGTTATTGAGGCACTCCAGCGAGGTGCAGTCCTCTTGCTTGACGAGATTGACCTGGCATCCAACAAAATCCTATGCTTGCAGAGCATTCTTGAGGGCAAGGGGATTTTCCTTAAAAAGATTGGACAGTACATTACTCCAACAGAGGGATTCAATGTTATCGCGACTGCGAATACAAAGGGTAAGGGATCAGATGACGGTCGTTTTATCGGCACCAACGTTCTGAACGAAGCTTTCCTTGAGCGCTTCCCTATCACCTTCGAGCAGTCATATCCATCTGTAGTAACAGAAACTAAAATGCTCAAGGGATACGCCAAGTCATTGGGTATTGATGATACTACTTTCTGTAAGCGTCTTGCAGACTGGGGTGATATCATCCGTAAGACATTCTATGATGGTGGCGTTGATGAGATTATCTCTACCCGCCGCCTAGTCCATATCCTTCGTGCTTACAGCATCTTCGGAGATAAAGGTAAGGCAATCAACATCTGTCTCAACCGATTTGATGATGAGACACGCCAGTCCTTTATGGACCTCTACGGTGCTGTTGATAATGAAGTTGACTTCCAAGAAGGTCAAGAAAACAACGAAACTGTGGTATAATAGAGAGATAATTCTATGACTAACTCCTGGGCTATGCTACAAGAAGAACTAGAAGCGATGCGTGATCGTGGTTATGAAATGAGTGCTGAAGGTATCTGGATGGGGCGAGAAGAACTTACTGGGGAAGATGATGGTGACTGGATGGGAGCAGATGCACGTGCTGCCCTAAATCAACACCATCAGAATGCAAAAGATGCAAACTTCTGGAAATATAGTGAAGGTAAAATCCTTCGTGAAGTAGAAGCTTATCTATCTAGTACATACAACGGTCATTATGTGGGTGAGGATAGTAAAATCCAAACTCTCGATCTTATTGATTCCATTGGTGATGCAGAATCATTCTGTCGTTCTAATGCGATCAAGTATCTATCACGCTTCGGTAAGAAGGATGGTAAGAACCCAAAGGATCTCCTTAAGGTTATTCACTATGCATTCCTTCTCTATCACTTCTCCGATCTTCCATTCACTGAAGATGCTGTAGAAACATTCAGCCCAACTGGGCGATAGTTGCTAAAATAATGTTTTTCCTATATAATATGTAAGAAGAACATTATAGTGATGGCTAAAAACGAATATAAGGGGAAGACCCGCTCCGAGTATCTAAAGGACTATCAATCTCAACCAGAACACATTGCTCGCCAGAAACAGTATAAACTGGATTTCAAGGAGAGTAAGCGTGAGTATCTCCGAGAACATATCGGAGACTCCTGTGAGGTATGCGGAACTAAAGAAAACCTAGAACTAGATCATATCAATCCACTTCTAGGCGGACACCATAAGGCTAGAGGGCATAGAGGATTATCCACATCCAAAAAGCACCTAGAGTATCAATTCAAACATAACAACTTGCGTTGGCTATGTAAAAAGCATCACACAGAGCACAGCAACTTACAAAAACTAGCTGCTTGGCGACATTTCATAAACTTGCCGCTTGCCGAACAAGAGGCACTTATGCTACAATACAAAGACACTAATTATTGACCCCCAAAGAATATCTATTCGTTATGAAACTATCTGATTCAACTATTTCAGTTCTTAAGAACTTCAGCTCTATCAACCAGAGCATCATCGTTGGTGAAGGCAACACCTTGAGAACTATTTCAGTTATGAAAAATATACTAGCTGAAGCAACTGTTGAGGAGACATTCCCCCGTACCTTTGCTATCTATGATCTCAATGAGTTCCTAAATGGTCTATCACTACACGATGACTATACTCTTGATTTC